GTTGCTCCCCAGTCAACAACTGTAATGTAGGCTTCAGCATTTGGTCCAAATGTGTTTGGATTCCAGTATCCTTGTGTATAACTGGAAGACTGGCTATATACATCCATCTGATTGCTGGAGATTCCAAAAACGCCAAAATATCCACCAAAGCCTGGGGACCAATTAGTTCCAAGACTATTAGCATCACTGCGATTAAAGTTATCCAGAATGCTGGTGGTAGGGAACATTATTGACTCCTACATTTTTATAAGTATACATTACACTCCAGTTTCGTCAACATTCTTATGAAAACCATATAGAGGTGTAGATCTTCCAGGATGAAGGCGTTCCTTAAGAAGTTTTTCTAATTCTGCTAAATCCCGAACAATAGAATCATCTCTTGATTTAGCAGATTGAATATTAGAAAAAGAAATCTCATCATCTTTCCAAGAAGCTACATCCCATACTGAATCATAAGCATGAGCTGTTTTTAGAATAATAACTGCTTGTAATAAAATAACTGCCTCATCACTAGCTTCTATTACCGGAGGTTCATTCGCATTATAAGTAATGCTAGTATTTCTTTGTATGTTATATTCAGTAGTAGGAATATATCTATTATGCCACTTTCTTCCCAAAATCTTTACAGCAGAAAGAAGTACTGAACTCAACGTTTCATCAGTATAAGTAAAAGGACTAGTTATATCATAAAGAAATACCCGAAAATCGCCTAACAAATAACGAACATCTACTTCTGCCATAGTTTATTCCTAACTATTTTGCTGAATTTCTTCTAGACGAAGTTCAATTTCCTGGACAGTTTTGGCGGGTCTATTTAATTCCTTTGCTAGTTGCAAGGCTCTTTGCATGGTAGTTTCAGAAGTAATCTCTGCAATAACTTTTCTTAGACTAAAGAATGGGCCTACAAGAACTTCTTTAAGTTGATCATCTGATAAAGCATTAGAAAGATTTACCTTAAATTCAGCCCGATGTTCAACTGGAACAATACTTCCGGATTCAATTAGACCCTTATTAAACTGTTCAAAATATTTAACCTCAAACGGGGTCCATAGAGATATTTCCAATTCTGACGGATCTGCTTTTCCTGGAACTCCGGAAATTAGAACCTCAGCCCTTTCCCCTGAAAATGGATCAATAACTCTAACAACTACTCTACCCACAATAGCTTTACGATACACTTTTACAGGTTCACCCTGTTCTTGTGCCAGCATAATTGCGGCAACAACATTATTTTCTACTATGTTAGCCATTTTTTCTCCATAAAAATATAATAAATAAAGGGGGAAGGGAGTATATAATATCCCTTCCCCCTTTTATTTTTCCTTAATATTTAATTAAGATTATTATACAATCTTAATGACATAAACGCCTTCGGCGTTATCTACAACCAAACCCCATTGCTGATCGCTAATGTTATTTGTAACCTAGGGTAGAATTACATTCTTATTATCACTAATAAGGCCGGATCATACCATCACCCTATTTCTAGGGGCTGCCTCTCTGATCTCTGGGCGTTCTCCATATACTTATGTATTTAGGAGCTTCGTTGCTGATTTTCTGCGGTTAAACATTTTCAGATTCCGTATATCTTTTCAGATTCCGGTAACTAGTTTAACATACTCAGGGATTCCAGCAGTTTAAGCAGTTTACCAAATATCTATTACTAGATATTAAGCGCGTTAGTCTCATTTGAGATATTAGACTAATCGAATAATGTAGATTGCTTCAGCGGCATCTACTATTAGTCCTGTCTGAATACACGCTTCCAAAATAAAATATGGCGGGGTTGGAGCCATTTCTGTATATTCTTTCCACTGATGATCACCAAAAGTAACAAACTCACCTGCATTGTTACCAATGACTAGAACATAGTTCTCAGGAAGTAAAGCTGTATTATCTTCTGGGTTATTCCAGGTTTGGGAAAGGCCAATGATATTATTTACTCCACGATACTTACCAATCCAACCTTCGCTTAGAGCTTCAGTTAGAATAGGATCTGACATTTGCTTGTGAGAATCATAAGTAGCATAACCAGCAAATTCAGTAATAGGAAGTAAACTATTCTTCACTCCAACAATAGCTCGAACTCCACCAGCGCGATAGTTAATTCTATCTATGGCTGCATCTAAGGCAGTCTTGGTTAGCTTAGTTGAAGATTCCGCATAATTATCAGGAGTATTAGCTGCATTCCATACTGTTGAAAGTAGAGAGAAAACTTTACCAGCATAGAAATCAACTAGTTTAGAAGTCATTTCCTGGCGAATTTCCTGAACGGTTCCAATCTCACCTTTTTCAAGGTCCCAGAGATTGCTCATTACTTTAACAATGTGACCTTCCAACACGTAATTTCAATTTTGTTACAAAGGATTAGACATTTCTGCTAATCTCTGTATGTTTCCATACAGTTCAGACTATATCACCATCCTCAGAAAGTTCTTCTGAGGAGCCATTCGTACGATATCTTTCGAGTAAATTTAGTTTGTATTCAAAACTAGGAAATATATATTTGCTTATTCCATCTATAAACTTAACAAAGTCTATAGAGCGCAGATTTAAATAGTAAAGAAAGTAGTCACCTTTGGTGAGTTTGTTTATATTAAATTCTAAATCAAACTTTTCTTTTAACATCCTCTTAAGTAAGAAATTATCCCCATAAGAAAATGCTTGTGAGTATATCTTTATCTGATTAATCGGCCACCTGTCATTCCCAAGTAGTAAAGAACCATCATCCATATACCATCTCGCTAAACATTCCCAATCTACTAGTTTAAGATAGTGTGGGTCAATAACCTTGTGTCTATCTAAATAAACTCTTTTGTAGATTTTTGTATACGTTGGATGAACTTTAGTAACTAACCTTGTGTAAGATCGTCCTTTTTCTGGAATTGTACTAACTTCTCTTACCGAGGTTAGTTCTTCCAGAAGTCCTTTCATCCAATCTATATAGTCCTTGTGGTCGTCTACTTGTGAAAACTGAAAATAAGCGTTTGGACTTTTGTTTCTATAATCTATGTAAAGTCCGCTATCACCGAGAAAAGCTGCAAATATATATTTTATAAACTCTTTTTGTATCATAGTCGTTACACCCCTCATATCGAGTTGGCACGGTGTTACCAGTTTAGAGGATTCACCGTTTTTAGAATAGTTTGCTAAGTTAATTACTCAACTTAGGCGCAAACGTTTACGCGGTCCGTGACCTCAATCTCATCAGCTAAATGTACAGTTCCAGGCACAAATCTACGTACCTTAATATTGGGTTTACGTAGTTTCTTAACTAACATATCCCCAGGCATAAGGCTACGTGTATCTAAGAATAAAGAAACTAGATCTGAAGTTAGATGATTAGGCTTAATCCAATCAACAATTACAGAAGCTAATTCTTTACGTGAAGCTTCGTCACGAGTTAGCGACGCTAAAGCTGTCTTAATCTTTTCGTCAGTCATCTCTTATTTCTCCTTATAGAACTCTTAGGGTTAGTGTAAGAGCTGCTGAATCATAGTCTTCCACTTGGGCAATGGTGCCACTAGCGTCATATTGAGGCTTGCCAGCATTGGTTCCAGAATAAGAAATACTTACTCTTGCGCCCCGCGCGTAGCTTGCACTATCAATAAAGTTACCACTAGTAAGAGTAACTACAGAATGATATGGAAGTAATCTTACATAAGTTCCCGATGGAATTGTTGAGCTATCTCTAAAACCAGGGTAAACCATCGAAACTTCTACATCAGACGGATCATTCGCTGGGCGATCAAACCCCTTGCGAAGTGCCCATGACATAGAAGGAGTTGGTGTGTAATATGGCGGGTCAATGTTGGTTGGAGGCCATGATACACAAACACTTGCCTTTAGCGCTTGAGCATCCGTTGTAGGAACTCTAACACCATATACGTCGTCTTCTGTACAATCAGTGAGGTAAGCAAATCTACCTTCTGCAATGTCTTCCAGAGTATATCCGGCGTAAATTTCTAAAAATCTGTTAATACGCATTATTATCTTCCTCCGATGTGCATCTCAAGAGCTTTCTTGAGAACGCTTGAAGCACTATTATCTTCTATTACAGGAATATTCGGAATGATCGCGGATGCTTCTTGTTTCTTTGAAGCAATTAATCTCTTAACTACTTTAAGCTGATTATCAGTCAAGCCAATCAACTCTTCCAAATCTTTCTTTGGAAGCTCTCCAAGAAGTTCGGTAACAACCTTACCCCGCTCAGTAAAGAGTTTAAACTTACGTAACTCTTCCAACTCATGTTTTATAATATCTAATTCATTCTCTTCAGGAACAGTTTCAGTAGGAGTCTCTGTTTCTACAACAACAGATTCTACTGGGAGTTGTTCTGTAGGAGTTACAACTTCTTCAGTCATATTTTCCCCACTAATTTCTGAGGTACTAGCAAAGTTTGTGATAGGAGTTCTTCCATCATAAGCAGGATACTTAACTAATGTGGCAGCCAATAATTTAGGATTTCCTAACCAAACAATTCCCTCGGCATCTATAGTATCTTCTTCATAAGATATTTCCCAGGAAATCTGGGCCTCACCTCTAGATGTTTTATCTTTAATTAATGCAACATCAGCAGGCCGCTCTTCAGGCCACAGAACACCTTTTCCACGAACTATATCTTCAGCAACCTCTGTTTGAGTAATTGCCCCGATAGGTTTAGAGCCAGGATGATCTTCAATAGATCCTTCCGTCATTTTTATAGGCATAAAAACTGCTGATTGAGCAAAAGAGATGAAATCCTCTCGATGAATACCTACACCATTAGCATTAGGTTTATCATCAGTAAGGATAAAATCTACTATATTAATATAAGGATTATCTAAAGAAGCAGTAGATAGAGGTACTACTTTAATAGTACTACTCAATATTGTCGTCTTCATTTGTTACCTTCTCTTCTACTTTTGGCTCTAAAAGCTGTTCTTCTAAAAGTTGTTCCTCTGGGAATAACTCTTTATGCAAAGTATCTTCTCTAACTCTAATTAATTGTTCAGTATCAAAATCAAACCCAGCCATCTCAGCAAGACTTGTCTTAGAAATTATTCCAGATGTCTCTAATCCTTGAGAAACTAGGAGTAGATCTGAAAGTTCCATTAGATTCATTGGTGCAAAAGTAGCTTTTGGAGTCTCTGAAAATGAGTTTTTTAAAGCCATGTCTAAAAATATTTTAGATAGAAAGTTAGTAAAATCTTTTCTAAGTGCTTTCATTGAATTTACCGGTGAAAGCAATGCAGAACTTGAACTACCAGAATTTGATTTATCTTTTTCCCCAGTGACTAGAAATTTAGGAAATCCCAAAGAATACAGAATTTCTCTGTTAATTTCATCATACTTATCAGTGTTTAATAAAGCTTCTAGCGGGGGTACAACCCAATCTAATTCTACAGTATGGTTTGTAAACAACTGGAAAACCCGTTGTTTATTATTAACAGTACTGTTAGAATTAAACTCACTCTCTAGTGCATCCAGAATATCTTCATCATTTTCAGTAAGTGGGTAAAGATCATTTCCAACTTTAATGTGTAATATTGCATCAATTACTCTACTAATTAAAGAATAATCCATTGCTCGTAAATTACGCTTATGAATAAGTAATTCTAGAGCAGCCATTAAATATGGAACTGGGTAGGGACTTCTTAGTAAAGGTTTTCTTCTAATAATATATTTATTATTAATAGGAACTTTTGTAATTCCTTTTTTAATTTTGGCAACTAACTCTGGAAAGTTTTCTGAAATTATGTTGTATGTTTCTACATCCTCTGTTCCATCAGAATACTTACCTCCGCTGGTAATAAACTGAGTTTCTTCAGAGGAAAAGTTCCATAAAGGAATAACATGATTTGGTAATGGGGTTTCTTTAAGTTCAATCTTAGTTGGATCTCTAACCCAAATATCTACGGGTACAACATAATCTTTGGAAAATCCAGAAATATCCTTAGAGAGAATCCCCCACACAACATCCGGAATTACTAATCCAGAAATATAATATTCTGTAGCGGCTACTGAAAGAAATTCTAGTAGATTATTAGCTACATATCTATATAAACTGACTTCTTCTTCAGTCAGATTTTTTGCTGTAACTATAACCCCATTAACCCCAATTTCCACTTGTTTATCAATTACAGATCTTACTAAACCTTCTCGTTCATAAAAGTAATAGCATAATTTAATTATATCATGCCACTTAGAAGGCATTTCAAACTTGTCAATTGTAAGTTTTGACGCTGGAAAGATTGCATGAGTCCAGGGATTAAATTCTGCAGCAGCACTTCTTCTTAAAGAAGATTTAATAACTGTAGTAAGCTGATCTGCTTTTATTTCTGTCATTATTTTGACCAGCGTCCTCCTAACAGTCTAACATGTTTTTGTTTAACAGTAAAATCTTCTCTTATGTAAAGGGCATAAGAAAAGCATAATAAAGAAGAGAAGATATGATCTTCCCCTCGCAAACCTCCCCCAGGTGTCCTTACACGATACACTATGCGCCCTAAAGGACTTTTAGTAGCTTCCACACGTTCTAATTCTGATAATAACTTTTCATCACTTTCAGAAAATGTAAGCTTCTTTGTATCAATTAAGCTTCTCAATTTTTCTACGGCCAGAACTTTTGCCGCTAATTTTAGCGTATTTCCATCTAAATCTGTACCTAATTCTACAGAGGTAGCAAAGTTTACCGGAATAAGTCTAGTATCATAACCCTTATGTTTATATTTTTCAGAAGTTAATTCTTGAGAAACTACTAATCCAGAATGTCCCTCATCAATAGCTAGAAAAGAAAAACTATAAATTGTATCTAGTCTATCTATAAAAGTTAATTGTTGAGGATATTCAATCTGTTCCAGGGTAATTCTTCCAAAATTAATCCAAGAATCTTTTACTAATTTAAATAAAGAAATAATTGTTGGATCTATATATCCCAAATCAATACCCACAGCAGTTGTTTCTATCACTTGAGGAAGGGCATCAAACAAACGCATGATTTTAGTTGGATCATCTTCAATATCTTTACTAGTAAGTGTAGCAGTAAATATGGGGTATTTACTTGTGCAAATTGTATCTCTACTAAATAGTCGAATTACTGGGGAAGCATGTTCTCCGAGAACTAA